ATGACGGGCGCCGACAGGTATTCGCGCGCCAAAGGCACCGCCACGATCAAGCGCCGACTGCTGAGCGACCCTGAATTTGCTCAAGCCCATCGCGAGAGAGCCAAGCGGAACGCGAACACTCCCGCAGCCTTGGCCTACAAGCGCACCGTCTGCGCCGAGAGAATGCGCGATCCCGAGGTTCGCAAGAAGGCTCTGGCTTTGGCGCTGGCAACGCGGCGCAGCCATGTTCCGGAACACCTCTGGGACGATTACTGGAGGCTCACCCGGCGCGGCTTCAACAAAGCCGAGGCTCTGGAAGTTATCCTCAACCAGTTCCGCCGCGATGATCCCAAGGCAGCCGCGGCATGGGAGGCCAGTCGCGCCGTCGTCGCAGAGCTGCCGCGCCGTTACACCGGCTGGCGCAAGGTTATAGCCGACGTTGCCGAAGCGTTCGATCTCACCTTCGACGACGTGGTCGGAGACAGCCGCAAAAAGCCGCTGCCGGATGCCCGGGCGGTTTGTGCCATGCTCCTTCTTGGCCGCGGCGCTTCTACGACGGCCGCAGCACGACGGCTGGGTCTGAATGACCACACCACGATAGTGCACTATCGCGCGACCTGGGCCGAGCGCATCAAGAAGCGGCCATTCGTCGGTGATGTCTACGCGCGATTCTGCCGTAAAAGGCTGGCCGCGTGATGCCGTTGCGCGCCTCCGAACACGCAATTCAGCGCTATATCGAGCGCGTCCAGGCTCTGCCTCGCGAGCAGGTCGAGCAAATCCTGACAGGCAGGGCCTTTCGCGCTGCCACACGCATCGGCGCCCGCGTCGTCCGCTTTCCCGGCCGCGCTCGCGCCGTGATTGCATACGGGCGGCACAGCGCCGTCGTCGTCACGGTCGTTCCAGAGATCGGCATCCCGAAGCCGCTGTGGCCCCACTGGATGGGCGGACCGGTGCCGATCAGCTGCTACCGAAAGTGGGGGAGCGTCTGATGCCCGCCCTCCGTCAAGCCGACTGGGTGGCGAAAGATCGCGTCGCTGCCGCCATCCATGGGCCGTGCGGCGAAGTCCTCAAGACAATCGCATTGCAGCCGGTTCGTGGCTGGCAGCTGGGCCCGCGCACCGAAGCGGTTCCCGTTCCTGCGACCCGTTGCTGCCCGACCTGCGGGCAACTCCGCCCCATTCCTATCGATGGAGAACAAGCGAATGACTGACGTCGTGGATCGTATCGCGCGCAAATCGCGCCTCGCCGAACTGGTCTCGCTCGACATTGCGATCGCAGATGCCGCCGATCGAATGCGCATCAGCCGCAACTACGCTTACGCCCTGTGGGCCGAGATCAAACGTGACCTTGGTCCGCAGGCCGCATGACGCCTGATGAGCGCCGCGCTGCAGCTTGGGCGGCAAAACTTCTGGACGGCTTCTTCGCGCTGACCGGCACCGAGCCGAAGCCGGAGAGCCGCAGCCATTTCGAGACATTGCGGGCGATGGCCCGGAGGAAGTGACGGGATGAAACCGGGGGCAAGATATCCGCGCAGCCGTGAGAACGTCACCAAGCGCGACAACGCCGTTGCAGCCTTTGCCAAGGCGTCGACCGCACCGCTGCAGACGCTGACACCAGCCATGCTGGAAAGCATCGCGGCGAGCCATGCGCGGCGCGGCACCCGGGACTTCGACCAGCTGCTCGCGAAGCTGGCAGAGACGGTGGAAGCGCGCCGCGTTCGGGAGGCTGCATGACCTGGGCGACTCTTGAATCGTCACTCCGCGCCGACCCGTTGTTCTTCGTCCAGCGTCCCGATGGGCTCAAACACCTGAGCGAGGATGACCGGTGCAAGACGCTGGTCAAGTTCGTGCATCAGCTTGCTCCGCAGGCCGAGATTGCGCACGTCAAGAACGAGGGGCGGCACAACCATGCCAAGGCGAAGACCCTTGGCGTCGTGACCGGTTACGGCGACTACATCGTGACCTGGCCGAAGTGCGGCGCCGCCTTCGTCGAAATGAAGGGTTACAGCGCTGCCGGCCGCCCCGGTGAGCTCTCGCAGGCGCAAATCGACTGGGCAAACCGCAAGTTCATGATGGGCTTCCCGGTGGCCTGCTTCTTCTCGCCGCATGCTGCGTTCGACTGGCTGGTTGCGCAGGGCATGCCTGTGATCGGGAGGCTTGCAGCGTGACGCCCGCTTCCCGCGAGAACACCGTCATCAGCGCCGGATCGATCTTCCGCGGCATCGTCCTGCGCCACATCATGACCGAGATCGGCGACAAGGCCGAGATGAAAGCGCGCCTGATGATCGCGCGGGAACATGGCCATATCGATGACGAAGCCGTCGAAGACATCATTCTGTTTTACGGGCTGGAGGCGGCATGAGCATCCACGACGCCATCGCCGACTTCATCGGCTTCATGGAAGCGAACGGTGTTGCCCCGATCGAGCCAATCGCCCAGCGCCTCGCGTCCGGTTCGCTGATCCGATTCCGCTGCGAGGGCGACGGCAAGGGCCGGCAGAATGGCTGGGCGATCCTGTACCTCGATCAGCGTCCGGCCGGCGCATTCGGCAACTACCGGATGAACACCGGTACGCTGAAATGGAAAGCCGCTGACGATCGTCCCGCCCTTTCCCCTGCCGAGCGCGAGGCACTGCAGCGCGAATGGCGTCAGGCAAAGGAGCGCCGCGAGGCCGAGCAGGTCAACAATCAGCGCCAGGCGGCACTTGCGGCTGCGGATCTATGGCAGCGTGCGGCACAAGCCGGCACCGATCACGCCTATGTCGTGGCGAAGCAAATCGATCCGGCACCGCTTCGCCAGCTTGGCCAAGAACTGCTGGTACCGATGTGCGACGAGCAAGGCCTGCTCTGGAACCTGCAGCGCATCAAGCCCTGCGGCGAGAAGCGTTTCCTGAAGGGCGGGCGCATCGACGGCCTGTTCGCGATCGTCGGCAGCTTCTCTCCTGAGACCGAAGAGGCAGTGATCTGCGAGGGCTACGCCACTGCTGACGCAGTGCACCGCGCAACGTCCCTGCCAGTCGTGGTGACATTCAACACTTCCAACATGCCGAAGGTCGCGCGCCTGTTCGCGGAACGCCGGCCGGACCTGAACTACACCGTGTTTGCCGACGACGACGAGGCGACAGCCCGCAAGGAGCTCGAGCAGCGCGGCATCTACAAGAACCCCGGGATCGAAACAGCCGAGGCCGTCGCGGCCGAGATCGGCGCGTTTGTCGCTTACCCGCTGGGCGAACCACAGAGAGGGGCAGCGTGAGCGTGTCAGACGCTGGAAATTTCGACGCGAACGACGTTGCCGTGACGTTCGGCCTGCAGAAGGTGGCCGACGCCTTCTCGCAGCGCCGCAGCACCCTGCCGCCGTTTGCGCCTTACGAGGAGCCGGAAGAGCCGGCGCGTCCCGTGATGAAAGCCACGCCGTTTGCCTGGCGAGATCCTGCCACCATCCCGCCTCGCAAGTGGCTCTACGGCCGCCACCTGATTCGCAAGTTTCTCTCGCTCGACATCGCTCCTGGTGGTCTGGGCAAATCGAGCGTGAAGATCGTCGAGGCACTGGCGATGACCACGGGCCGCAACCTCCTCGGCAAGGACTGCCACGAGGGCCCGCTCAACGTCTGGCTCTACAACCTCGAGGATCCGGCAGAGGAAACGGAACGCCGCATCCACGCTGCTGCGCAATGGTTCGACATCGGTCCCGATGACGTCGGCGAGCGTCTCTTCGTGGATTCCGGCCGCGACCAGCCCATCTGCATCGCCGAGGAAACCGACGGCGGCGCCCGCATCATCCGGCCTGTTGTCGACGCCGTGATCGAGCAGCTCAAGGCGCGCAGGATCGACGTACTCAGCATCGACCCGTTCGTGTCCAGCCACATGATCAGCGAGAACGACAATCGCGCGATCGACATGGTGGCGAAGGAATGGAGCCGCATCGCCGATATCTGCGACTGCGCCATCAATCTGGTGCACCACGTCCGCAAGACCAACGGCGCCGAAGTCACTGCCGAGAGCAGCCGCGGTGCCGTCTCGTTGATCGGTGCGGCCCGCAGCGTCGTCGTCTACAACCGCATGACCAAGGAAGAGGGCGAGCGCGCCGGGATCGAGCCGCGCATGCTCGGCTTCTATTTCCGCACCCAGAACGACAAGGCGAACCTTGCCCCGCCTGAGGCGGCCGACTGGTTTCGCATGAACAACGTCGATCTGCCCAATGGCGACAGCGTCGGTGTAGCCTGCCCGTGGAAGTGGCCCGATCCGTTCGAGGGCATCAGCACCTGGCACCTCAAGGAAGTGCAGAAGCGGGTGGCTGAAGGTCGCTATCGCGCAGACGTGCGCAGCGCCCAATGGATCGGCCACGTCATTGCGCAAGTGCTGGATCTCGACGTCGAGAAGAAGGCCGGTCGGGTCAAAGACATTCTCAAGCAGTGGCTCAAGAATGACATGCTGCGCGAGGTCGAGGGCACTGACGAAAAGCGCAATGTCCGCAAGTTCGTGGAGGTCGGCACATGGCACACGGACTGAACTGGGGCACGACTGAGGCAACTGTGGCAGGGGAAGCAGGCCGTCTGTCTGACGCGCCCCACTGCCACAATCAGAACGGCGGAAATCTGCGATTTTCTGGCCTGCCTCAGTTGCTTTCCGGAACTGGGGCAAAACTGGGGCAAACTGGGGCGAACCGTGGCAGGCAAGTGGTCTGCCCCAGTGCCCCAGTTAGGGGGGTATTTCATACCCCCCCTAACTGGAGGCTAACTGAGGCAACCAGACCACTGCCCGGGACTGGGGCAAAGCCATGAGGAAGACCAACCTCATCACGCTCTCAGGCATCGCGCCCGTCGGTTTGTCGATCGACGTGAACGGTCAGCGCTTCGACCTGATCGGTCATGAGCAGTACCGGAACCTGCACGGGGCTGAGACCACGCTCATGGTCTGGCAGGCTGAGTGCGCGACGTGTGGGGAAGGCTTCACGACGAAGGCAGCGCCAAATCGCTGGCCAGAGCGCCGTCGCTGCGATCTTCATACTCGGCCCGGCAAGGCGGTGCGGCCATGACGCTGGACCTCGCTCTCTGGTCCGACCCCGAAGCCTACTACGACGGCCCTGTCGACGCTGACCTCTCCGACCTCGACCCACGCGACACCGTCGCGTTCTGGGCTGAGGCTGAGTCTAACAGCGCTACGGTCCGTGCAGCCATGCGACCGCGCTGGACCGAATACCGCGGCAAGGTTCCGCCAGACCTCGCCCGCATCATCATCGACGACATCGAAGCAAGGGGGGCAACATGCTCGAAGCCATGACCATGCCGCGCAAGGCAATCCACATCCGCAACCTGGTCGAAGCCCTGCCGCTGTTCTCGTGGGCGATGCAGCCGCGCCGCGGCGGTCGTCCCCGCTCCGGAACGCAAGCCGCCAAGCACTGCAAGACCTGCGGCGTCCAGATCAGCCGCTACAGTCGCGGCCATTGTCGCAGCTGCGGCTACATCGGGCTGAAGCGGAATTGCCCCGACGACTTCCTGGCCGTGCTGCACCGCCTCGGTTCCCAAGGTGCGGCCAAGCACTTCAACGCCAGTCTCAGCACTGTCACCCGTTGGCGCCGTGAAGCCGGGATGGCGCTCCATGAGCGGGCACGTCGGGCCCGTAGCGGTGGCTTGCCGAAACAGCGCGGGATCATCTGCTCCGGCCTGCTGCAGCGCGATGTCACGCTGCCAGGACAAGCCGCAGACTTCCTGCGCCAGTTCGGCTCCGTCCATCGATGCGACGAGAAGGGCAAGCCGAACGCCAAAGGCAAGTTCTGGCGCCGCAACTTCTCGGTCCTGAGCGATGAGGAGATCATGGCCCGCGCCGCAAGGCTGGGCTGGAAGGCAATGGAGTTCTGATCATGGCGCTGACAGACAAGCAGGCGATGTTCGTGAGGGAGTACCTTGTCGACCTCAATGCCACACAGGCGGCGATACGGGCGGGCTACAGCGCGAAGACGGCAAAGCAGCAGGGTGCACGGCTGTTGACGAAAGTTGACGTCTCCACCGCCCTCATGGCGGCAAAGGCGGAGAGGTCGGAAAAGACCAAGGTCGATGCCGAATGGGTGCTGACCCGCCTTGCCAGCGATGCCACAGCCGACCTTGCCGAGCTCTACGATGCGCAAGGCAACCTGAAGCCGATTCATGATTGGCCGATGGTGTTTCGTACTGGCCTGGTCGCAGGGATCGAGGTCGAGGAGCTGTTCGAAGGACGTGGCCAAGACAGGGTTGCGATCGGTCGGGTCCGCAAGATCAAGCTGCTCGATCGAACCAAGGTCGTGGAGCTGGTGGGCAAGCACGTCGACGTCTCAGCCTTCAAGGAGACTGCGGCACAAACCGTCAACGTCAACATCTCAGCCCCGACCTATCGCGTCGTCGAAGAATGACATCGGAAGTCATCGACATCTTTCCGGCGTATCGGGACTACCTGCAGCCGGCGCGCTTCAAGGTTGCCTATGGCGGCCGTGGCAGTGCCAAGACGCGTACCTTCTGCACCATCCTGACCAGCAACGTCCTCTACCATGGCTGGCGCGTCGTCTGCTTCCGCGAGATCATGGAGAGCATCGCAGACAGCGTCTATCAGGAGTTCGTGGCCGAGATCGAACGGCGCGGGCTCGACGATCACTTCGAGATCCTGAAAACGGAAATCAACTGCCGGACCAGTGGCGGCTGCATCAAGTTCAGCGGCATCAGGGCCAACGCGACCCGCCTCAATACCCAGAAGCTCAAGGGCTTCTCTAACTTCGACGCGGCATGGCTGGAGGAGGCCAATCCTGTCTCGGCTGAAAGCTGGCGGGCCCTGATCCCGACGCTGCGCAAGGACGGTTCCGAGATATGGGTCAGTTTCAACCCAGAGAACCCGCTCGAAGACACCTACCAGCGTTTCGTTGCGGACCCGATCTATCCGGCGGAGAAGGACGGCCGCGCCTACTGCATCGTCAAGAAGATCAATTTCACCGACAATCCGCGATTCCCCAAGGAGCTGCGCGACGATGCGGAAATCATGCGCCAGTCGGACCCTGAGCTTTACCGGCATGTCTATCTCGGCGAGCCAGTGGCCGACAACGCGCTGTCGATCATCAAGCCGATGTGGGTCGAGGCGGCGCTCGATGCTCATCTCTCGATCGCAGACTTCCCGGTTGGTGGTGGCCGGATCGGTGGTTTCGACGTCAGCGGCGGTGTCGAGGGCGATGTTGCCGCTCCCAAGACGCAGGACCCGAACGCGATGGCCTGGCGTTACGGCTGCGTCCTGTCCGGCCTCGAGGAATGGCATGACGACAACCCCAACGCGGCCGCCGACCATGCCTATGCCATCGCGATGCGAGAACTGCTCGACACCCTGCACATCGACGACATCGGTGTTGGCGCTTCGGTCCCCGGGGAACTGCGCAGGCTCGAAGGCGAGGCCAGAGCAAAGGCCCAAATCGCGGGCCTAAGGTTCAAGTCCTGCCGGTTCAATGGCTGGACCGCATCGGAGGCACCGGACCGGCCGGAGCGCGAATATCAGCCCGGTAAGACGCATGGCGACATGTTCGCCAACCTCAAGGCGCAGGGCTGGGGGCTGCTTGCCGATCGCTTCCGCAACACCTGGCAGGCTCGCAATGGCTTGCCATACGACCGGAAGGCTCTGATCTCGATCCCGTCAGGCCTGCCACTGCGGGAGAAGCTCGCAGCGGAACTGACACAGCCGAGACGGGAAAGCGTCAACGGTCGCATGAAGGTCGAGAGCAAGAAGTCGCTGAAGAAGCGCGGCATCCCGTCACACAACCTTGCCGACGCTGCGGTCATGGCGTTCTGGGAAGGGCGTGGCGGTCTCGTGATCAACCCCGAGGCATTGGCAGCGGCATGACACCGCAGCGGGCCGATGCTATCCCAGTCTGATGACCGATCGGGACCGCATCGTCGCAGCCATAGTCAGCGAGCTCCGCAGGCAGGAGCCCAGCGACGGGCAGTTCTTCTACGTCAATGCCAGCGACCCAGCGGCAACCGTGATCGATGCAACGGTTGATCTTGAGGCAGTTGCGGAGGCAGTCCTGCGGGCGCTGGACTAAAGCTCCGGCCCCTTCACGATCCGCGCCACGGCCTCGGCGTCGTGCTCGGCCAGAGCGATGCGGACCGATTCCACCTCGGCATCATCCATCCCGATCCCGCGCAAGATGGCTTCCTGCTCCGCCCAGCCTTCGGCTGAAGCGATCGCGGCGATGAGGAGGTCGTCGAGACTAAGCACCTGCACGGCATAGCACAGACCGGAGGCGCGTAACATGGACCTTACACGTTCGGCCCACGAGGTTTCATGTTCAACCGCATCCGAGCCGCATGGCGCGCCCTGTTCAAGTCGATGACAGCCATGCCGGTGCAGGCCGAGGTCATGCCTCAGGAGCCACGTCGCGGCATCTCAATGGCTGCGATCTGGGAGGCTAGCCGACACAGCGGATCCGAAGTCTACCTGCCGGAACAGACCTTTGCCCGCCCTGCCCCCCTGCCCGGCGTCCTACCCGCTGGCATGGCCTTGGACGCGATGCCGGCGACGGGCGACCTCAGCGCCTACGCAGCGGAACAGGCCTATCACGAAGGGCTGGGCTTCCTCGGTTACCCCTACCTCGCCGAATTGAGCCAGAGGGCCGAATACCGGCATGTCGCCTCGATCTGGGCCGAACACTGCACCCGGAAGTGGATCAAGATCAGCGGCGACGACGCCAAGGTGAAGAAGATCGAGGCCGAGATGCAGCGCCTCGCC